ATGCCGCAAATCTCAGCAACATGCCGAATGAGCGAAACCTACGCGCTCAATGCGTTCGACAAATTCTACAAGATCAACCCCGACGATATTCAGGAAGGATGGCTCAGTGTGACCATCAAGAGACTGGCGCAGGAGATGAACCGTCAGATCGTGGCGATGGAAAACGTGAAATACGACGCGGAAACAGATCAGCCGCCGCCTGCGCAGCGCGGCGAGAACGCCAACACGCTCATGAAGCTGCAGAAGACCGCCGCCGAACTGGCGAAGATGGAAGAGCGGCGCGATGCGCGCCTCGCCAAAAAGAACATGGGACGCACGCATGAAGAAATGCGCTCCGCGCTTGAGTCTTCAATACTTGGCAGAGTTGCCGCCCGCAGAGCTGAAGGCGAAGATTGAAGCTCTCTCCGTCGATCAGTTGCGCTTCATGGGTCGCGGGTGGTGGCTTTGGGGGCGTGCGGCACAAAAGCCGCCGGAAGGCGACTGGCGCGTCTGGTTGTTCATGGGGGGCGCGGATCGGGCAAGACTCGCGCGGGCGCGGAATGGATAGCGGAAGGAATCCGCTCCGGCCGCATGAATCGCGTGGCGCTGATCGGCGCCACGTATGACGAAGCCCGCGCCGTGATGATCGAAGGCGAAAGCGGTTTGCTCAAAGTCTCCGCCACCGCGACGTATCAGCCCGCCAACCGCCGCGTGTTGTGGCCGGGCGGCGCGCTGGCGCGGGTGCTCTCCGCCGACGAAGCCGATTCCATCCGCGGCCATCAGTTCGATGCCGCGTGGTGCGACGAGTTCTGCAAATGGAGCACGCCACAGGATGCGCTCGACATGGCGCTGATGGCCCTCAGGTTGGGCAAAGACCCGCGCATGCTGATCACCACCACGCCGCGCAACATCGCGGCCTTGAAGAAATTGATGACGATGAAAGACGTTGTGACAACGCAAAGCCGCACCGCCGACAACGCAAGCAATCTCGCGGACGGATTCCTGCGGATGATGCAAGACCGTTACGCCGGCACACGGCTGGGCCGCCAGGAACTCGACGGCGATCTGATCGAGGACAACGAGGCCGCGCTCTGGCGTCGCGACTGGATCGAAGCGGCCCGCGTGCGCGAGACGGCGAAGCTTTCGCGCATCGTCGTCGCTATCGACCCGCCGGTGAGTATCGCCGGCGACGAATGCGGAATTGTGGTCGCGGGTCGCGATGACAACGGCGAGATGTTCATTCTCGCGGACCGTTCTATGGGTGGATTGACCGCCTCGCAATGGGCGAGCCGCGCCATCGACGCGTTCGAGGAGTTCCACGCGGATTCCATCGTTGCCGAAGCCAATCAGGGCGGCGAAATGGTGCGCGCGGTGCTGCAGCAGCAGCTTTCGTCCGCACCGATCCGCCTGGTCCACGCCACGCGCGACAAGCAAACCCGCGCGACACCTTTCGCCGCGCTGTATGAGAAAGGCCGCGTGCATCACGCCGGCGGTTTCGCGGAGCTGGAAGACCAAATGTGCCAGTTCGACGGCACCGGCAAATCGCCCGACCGCCTCGACGCGCTGGTCTGGGCGCTGGCCGATCTCACGCCCATGACACGGCAGGAGCCGAAGGTGCGCAGCACTTAATTTTCCTCCCCCGCTATTGCGGGGGAGGGGGACCGCGAAGCGGTGGAGGGGGTGACTGCGGCGGCGAAAACATTTCTCCGCTGCCGCCACCCCTTCCGTCTCGCGCGCTCGCGCGATCCACCTTCCCCGCAAAGCGGGGAAGGAAAACAAAAAGGAATCCACAATGTTCGAATTTCTCTCACGTCCCGCGAAAGCGCGGGCGCATGATGGCGTTTCTCTATCCGCCTCTGCGCCCGAAAAGAAGGGCGGCAATCCCCCGCTGATCGCCCTCACGCTCGCGGGACGCGCGGAATGGGGGCCGCGCGATTACGCGTATCTGGCGCGCAACGGGGTGATGGCCAACGCCATCGCCTATCGCTGCGTGCGCATGATCGCGGAAAGCGCGGCCTCCGTTCCGTGGCTTCTCTATGAAGGCGCCAACGAACTCACCGATCATCCGCTGCTGGCGCTGCTCACCACGCCCAATCCGAACGAAAGCGGCGCCTTGTTGTTCGAGCGCTGGTATGCGTTTTTGCAATGCGCGGGCAACGCCTATCTGCATGCGGCGCAGATCGCCGGCGCGGTGCGCTCGCTCGATGTGCTGCGGCCCGATCGCGTGACCATCGTGCAGGATGCGAACGGCTATCCGCTGGCGTTCAATTACACGGTCAACGGCGTCGCCGTGCAGTTCGCGCGCGATGCCTCCGGCTTTCTTCCGGTGATGCAGGGCAAGCTGTTTCACCCTCTAAGCGATCTCTACGGCTTGTCGCCCATCGAAGCTGCGGGCAATGCACTCGACATCCACAATTCGGGCGCCGTGTGGACCAAATCGCTGCTCGACAACGCAGCGCGTCCCTCCGGCGCGCTTATCTATAAAGGACCGGACGGTGCGCCCGGCCTGAGCGAGGAACAATTCGGCCGGCTCAAAAGCGAGTTGGAGAACGCCTATCAGGGCGCGGGCAATGCGGGGCGCCCGATGGTTCTGGAAGGTGGGCTCGCCTGGCAATCGATGAGTTTCACGCCGGGCGACATGGATTTCTCCGACATCCGCAACGCCGCGGCGCGCGAGATCGCGCTCGCCTTCGGCATCCCGCCGATGTTGCTGGGCATTCCCGGCGACAACACCTATTCGAATTATCAGCAGGCCAATCTCGCCTTCTGGCGCGGCACGGTGATTCCACTGGTGTCACGCACCGCGCAGGATCTGACGCGATGGCTCGCGCCGAAGTTCGGCGAGACTTTGCGCATCGGCTACGACGCCGATCAGGTGGCCGCGCTATCGCAAGACCGCGAAACCACCTGGGACAAGCTCAACGCCGCCACATTCCTCACCCTCAACGAAAAACGCGCGGCGGCTGGCTATGGCCCCGTGGAGGGCGGGGATGTCGAGGCATAGTGATCGCCAAAGCGCTATACTTTCGCGACAGGATTTGTCTATATTGGGTCCAAGAAGGGGAGAATAATCACCATGCGTATATTGGCCGCTGTTTTCGCAGGCTCGATCCTGCTTGCCACCGCCGCGCAAGCGCAAGATTGCGCGATGGATCAACTGGCTTCGTTGCCGATCACCACGCTGCTCAGCGGCGCGATCGCCGCGCCATTCGAGGTGAACGGCAGGCGGGTGTTGCTGACGATATCGCTGCAGGCGCCGCGCACCGCGCTGAACGCGGCCTATGCGCAACAGATCGGCGCCGGCGCCGGCGGGAGCGTCGTTCTGGATTCCTTCGGCTTCGGCAAATACACGTTCGACCACGAGACGGTGGAGGTGATCGCGAATAGCCCTGACGGCACCGCGGGCGTGCTCGGCGCCGACCGGGTGCGCCGCTTCGACGTCGAATTCGATTTCAAGAACGCGCGCATGAACCTATTTGCGAAGAGCCAGTGCCCCGGTCCGGGTGTGGTTTATTGGGCGAAGCAGTACACCGTCGTTCCGATGCAGCTTGATGCGGACGGCCGTGTGGTGGCGCAGATGATGCTGGATGGAAAGCCCGCGAACGTCGTGCTCTCCACCGCGCCGGAGCACGTCGCGATGCGCACGCCCGAGCCGGTGAAGACGCTCGGCATCGGCGCGCTCTCTTTCAACAACCCGGACGTCGCGGCGAGTGGCGACATCGCGCCCGGCGCCGACGCGCGCGTCGGCCTCTATGAATTGAAGAACCTGCACCTGTTCCTCGCGTTCAGCGGCGACAAACTCTACGCCACGCCGTAAGAGGGCTTCGATATGTTCGGAAAATTTCTCGGCGCTGCCCTCGCAGCGTCGCTTCTTTGCGCGAGCGCAGCGTTGGCGCAGCCGCAGGACTGCTCACTGAAACAGATCGCCTCGCTGCCGATTACGACGACAGCGGACGGCAAGATCGCGGTGCCGGTGAAAGTAGCTGGCCGCGACGTGCTGATGGCAATAGAGCTCGGCACAGGGGTCACTGGCATCAACGCGCATGTAATTGATGCACTGAAGCTCGATACCGCGCCTATCCCCGGCGCGGACGTCCCGGCGAATCTTGAAGATGTTTTCATGATGCCTGCGGCAGCGCAGTTCATCTATCAAGATGACGTGTTCACCAGGGGTGTGAAGACGACAATCATGCGCAAAGTGATTTTGCCGGAATTCCAGATCGGGGCATTGGATGTGAAAGACTATACCGTGCGCGCGCTGCCCGCGTGGTCTGATGCCGATGGCGTGATGGGGATTCTCGGCAGCAGCATGCTCTCGCATGTGGATGTCGAGCTGGATTTCGCCAACGCTAAGATGAATCTCTATTCGCAGGATCACTGCATTGGGAAGGTGGTCTATTGGGCGAACCAATATGCGGCAGTGCCGCTGGCGGTGAACGGCATCACCGGCGAGGTGATGGCGCAGGCGTCGCTCGACGGCACGACGCTGATGGCCACGCTGTCTACCGATCCTGGCCACGGCGAAATCTCGCTCAGTGTCGCGCACAAACTGATGGATATCTCTACCGCATCACCAGATTTGAAAACTATCACATCGCCACATCCCGTGAGCGAGGGTAGTTGGTACTCATATCCGTTCAAAACTTTTTCGCTGGGCGGGTTGGCTCTTCAGAATCCCTCTATCGATGTTTACAGCATGGCTGATTATTGCACGCAGGCGAAACTCCATGGGCCGATCTACGTGCCAGCATCGAGGGATAGCGCCGGTCTTTGTGTCAGCGACGTGATAATCCGGCTGGCGGAATTGAAGAAGCTGCATCTCTACTTCGCCTTTGGCGAAAAGAGGCTCTACGTCACCGCTGCCGATGGGCATAAATAAGAAGAAAGAACGACAATGAGTCTCATCACCGAACACATCCAGCCGATGCTGGATGCGAAGCGAATTCCGGCCGCCCTTGTGGCGGCTTTTTTGTTGCAGACGGCCGGCGCGTTGTTCTGGGCCGGGTCGGCCGCCGAGCGCATCACCGTGCTGGAACGTACCGTCGCCGACGACCAGAGCACCGTAGACCACGTCGCGGTGCTGGAAGAGCAGGTGAGCGAGATGAAGCAATCGCTCGACCGCATCGAGACGAAGCTGGACCGGATGAATTCCAAGGAAACATCACCCGCCCCTTGAGGGCGGGTCGAAAAATCCGCGAGGATTTTTCGGGGCGGGGTGAATTCTCCGCGCAAACACCCCTCTCCGAAACGCTGTCGCGTTTCGACCCTCCCTCAAGGGGGTGAGTATGGAAGAAAGCACACACATGTCATTCACCGTCACGCACACGAGGCGGCGCCTCGTGCGGCTCAGCGCGCCTGCGCAGTTGGAAACGCTCGGGCGCGATCAGTTTGAAGGTTACGCCTCGCTGTTCGGCGTGCCCGACAGCGCGGGCGATGTCGTCGCGCCCGGCGCGTTCGCGCGCTCGCTGCGCGATTTCAGCCGCATCCGGCTGCTCTATCAGCATGTCGCGTCCGAACCCATCGGCGTGTGGGAACAGATGATCGAGGATTCCACCGGACTTTATGTGCGCGGCCGCATCCTCACCGATCTGGAACGCGGGCGCGATGTGCTGGCGCTGCTGCGCGAGGGCGCGCTGGACGGCTTGTCCATCGGCTTTCGCACCGTGCGCGCGCGCCGCAACGCCATCACCAAACAGCGCACGCTTCTGGAAGTGGAGCTTTGGGAAGTTTCGGTCGTGACCTTCCCGCTGCTGAGAGGAAGTCACGTCACGGCCATCGGAACGAAGAACGACGCGGCGCGGCAGATCCGCAGAGCCGCGCGCGTGTTTCGTACCTCACCATCGTTTGTTTGAAAGGAAGAAAAATGGAATTGGAAACCAAAGACGGCGCGGCAAACCGCGAAATCAAGGATGCGTTCGGCGAATTCCTCAACGCCTTCGAGGCGTTCAAGGACGCCAACGACGCGCGCCTTGCGCAAATCGAAAAGCGCGGCGGCGATGTCGTCAGCGAGGAGAAGGTCGACCGCATCAATCGCGCGCTCGATTCCCAGCAAAAGCTGATCGACGATCTGCTGCTTGCCAATCAGCGTCCTGTCATCGGCGGCGAAAGCAAATCGCTGCATATCCCGCGCGAAAAGAAAGCGTTCGACCGCTACATGCGCAAAGGCGACGCCTCCGCGCTGGAAAGCAAAGCGGCGCTCACCGAAGGCACACCCAGCGAAGGCGGCTATGTCGTGCCGCTGGAGATCGCGGGCACCATCGATCGCATCCTGGCGAAGGCGTCGCCCATCCGCGCGCTCGCGACCGTGCAGCAGATCAGCTCCAGCGTCTATCGCAAGCCGATCACCACGGTGGAAGCGGCGAGTGGCTGGGTCGGTGAAACCGATGCGGTGTCGCAAACCACCGCGCCCACCATCTCGGCCATCGATTTCCCCGCGATGGAATTGTACGCGATGCCCGCCGCCACCCAACCGCTGCTCGATGACGCGCAGGTGGACATGGAAGCGTGGCTCGCCAACGAAGTGCAGATCGTGTTCGCCGAGCAGGAAGGCGCCGCGTTCGTAAACGGCACCGGCAGCAACCAGCCGACGGGATTTCTCTCGTACACCAACGCCGCCGACGCATCGTATGCGTGGGGCGGACTCGGCTACATCGCGAGCGGTGCCGCAGGTGCGTTCGCGTCGAGCGATCCCACCGATGCGCTCATCACGCTCGCCTACGCGCCGAAGCAGGGCTATCGCGCCAACGGCACCTGGGTGATGAATCGCAAAACCGAAAGCCTCGTGCGCAAGTTCAAGGACGGCGACGACAACTACGTCTGGTCGCCCGGCGGCGCGGCGGGCCAACCGGCAACGCTGCTCGGCTATCCGGTGGCGGAAGCCGAAGACATGCCGGACATCGCCGCGAACTCCTACTCCATCGCGTTCGGCGATTTCCGCCGCGGCTATCTGGTGGTCGACCGCGTCGGCATCAACGTGCTGCGCGATCCCTACAGCGCCAAGCCGTACATCTTGTTCTACACGACCAAGCGCGTCGGCGGCGGCGTTCAGAACTTCGAAGCCATCAAGCTGCTGAAGTTCGCGGTCAGCTAACTTTTTCCTCCCCCCGCGGTTGCGGGGGAGGGACCGCGTAGCGGTGGAGGGGGTGACTGCGGCGGCGGAGATTGTTCTTCGCTATCGCCGTACCCCCTCCGTCACGCGCGAACGATGTTCGCGCGCCACCTCCCCCGCACTGGCAGGGGAGGAAAGGAGAACTCATGTCTCTTCAATTGATTTCCCCACCCGCCATTGAGCCGGTCACGCTTGACGAGGCGAAGGCGCATCTGAAAGTCGACACCACCGATGACGACGCGCTGATCACGGCGCTCATCACCGCGGCCCGCGCCCGCGCCGAATGGCACACGGGCCGCGCCTTCATCACGCAGAGCTGGACTTTGTCGCTGGATGCGTGGCCCGGCATTGCGGCGGACTGCGGTCTGCCGCCCGCGCTTTCAGCCACGCCGCCAGCGGCGATCGAGATACCGTTGCCGCCGTTGCAGGCGGTCACATCGATAACAACCTACGCCCGGAACGACGCGGCAACGGTTCTCGATTCTTCGCTCTATCAGGTGGACACAGCGTCGAAGCCCGCGCGCATCGCGCTGAAATTCGGCGTGACACCGCCCATGGATTTGCGCGCGATGAATGCCATCGTCATCGCCTTCACCGCCGGCTATGGCGATGCGGAGGCAAATGTCCCCGCGCCGATCCACGCAGCGATCCTCGAAATGATCGCCGATGCTTACACCAACCGTGGTGACTCGAGCGGAGAACTCCCGCTCGATGCCCTCGCGTTGCTGGCGCCGTATCGCATCGTGAAACTCTAACCTGACCCCAAACCAAAACTGTCATGGCCCGATTGAATCGGGCCATGACAGTTTTTTTGAGATTGAAAGACATGCTCGGATCACTGAAACAACGCGCCACGCTGTATGCGCGCGTGACAACGCCAGACGGCGGCGGCGGTGGAACACCGTCGTGGAACGCCATCGGTAGCACCTGGATACGGATCGTCCCGCAATCGGCGAGCGAGGCGCTCGCGGCCGATGCGCCGCAAACGCGCGTCGCGACTCAACTCACGATGCGCCGCAACGCGTATGTTCAGGCGGGCATGCGCGTCGTGGCTGGCGCGCGCCTGTTCCGCATCAACGCGGTGCTGGACGAAGGCGATCCGGCGCAATTCATCACTCTCGATTGCGAGGAGCTACAATGACCGGCGCCAGCTTCAGCCTGCAGGCGGCGATCTTCAGCGCGTTGTCGGCGGATACTGCGCTGCAATCGCTGATCGGCGCGCGGCTCTACGATGACGTGCCGCGCGATGCGGTGTTTCCCTACGCGGTGATCGGCGACGATGCCGAGTCCAACTGGGACACCGCGACCGAACAGGGCAGCGAGCACATCGTCACCGTCGATGCCTGGTCGCAAGGCGGAGGCCACAAGGAATCCAAAACCATCGCCGATGCGGTGCGCGCGGTTCTCGACGGCGCATTGCTCGCGCCATCCGGCCAGACGCTGATCGACATCCGCTACCAGGGCGCCGCCTTCGCGCGCGCCGACGACGGCGAAACCTATCGCGCCACGCTCAAATTCCGCGCGGTGCTGGAACCACAAACCTAACCGTCATGGCCGGGCTTGACCCGGCCACCCATCGCGCTCGCGTCTGCGAGCGCAAATAACCCGTCATGAGATGGCCGGGTCGCGCTCCGCTTCGCTGCGCTGCCCGGCCATGACGTTGTTCTAAGGAAGGAGACTTTTCATGTCCGCACAACGCGGCAAAGATATGTTGATCAAGATCGGCGACGGCGCCGATCCCGAAAACTTCACCACCGTGGCCGGTTTGCGCTCCACCACCTTGGCCTTCAACGCGCAGACGGTCGACGTCACCAACAACGATTCCGCCAACCAGTGGCGCGAGTTGCTGGCGGGCGGCGGCGTGAACTCCGCGCAGATCTCCGGCTCCGGCGTGTTTAAGGACGCCGCATCCGACGCAAGTTTGCGCAGCGCCTTCTTCGCGCAGGCGATCACGGATTTTCAGATCGTGATCCCGAGCTTCGGCACCGTCGCCGGCCCGTTCCAGATCAGCGCGCTGCAATACAAAGGCACCTACGACGGCGAACTCGAAGCCACCATCACGCTCGCCAGCGCGGGCGCGGTGACGTTCACGGCTGACTGATTCAGCACCCGCCCCTTGAGGGCGGGTCGAAACACGAAGTGTTTCGGGGCGGGGCGAATCCACGAACCCCTCCCCGAAATGTTTTCGCTCACGCTCAAACATTTCGACCCTCCCTCAAGGGGAGGGTGAAAGTTCAACCAAGGAGAAAACACATGCCCAACACCAACACAAACACACCCGGCGCATCCAGTCTCATCGCCAATGGCGAGAAATTCGTGATGCGGCTGACGCTCGGCACGCTTAGCGAAATCGAAAGCGGGCTCGGCGTGAAGAGCTTATCCGATCTCGGCGCCAAGCTGAAATCGTTTTCCGCGAGCGATCTTGCGGTGCTGGCGGCGGCGCTGTTGCGCGGCGACGGCCACGATATCACGGCCGCCGATGTGATGCGCCTGCCCACCGATATCGGCAGCATCATCGGCGCTGTGTCCGATGCGCTCTCGGCCATCGGAGTGACGAAAACCCCTTTGGCTGGCAGCGCCGGCTAGAGTTCGGCCTCGGCGTGCTGCGCATGCGCCCCGCGGATTTCTGGGCGATGACGATCACCGAATGGAACGCGGCCGTAGCCGGATTCCACGCGGCGCACGGCATCGCCCAGCCGCTGGCGCGCGCGGACTTCGAACACATGATGCGGCTTTATCCGGATACCACGCATGAGTGACTCCCAAAGCTTCTCGCTCAACATCGATACCTCGCCGCCGAACACGGCGCTCGACACCGCGAGTTCGGCGTTATCGAACTTCGCCAACGGCCCCGTCGCCGACATGAGCAAATCCGTGCAGGCGGCGGTGAACGGCAGTTTCGGCTCGATGGCGAGCACCATCGCGGACGCCGCACTTTCCGGCAGCACGTCCATCTCGCAGATGGTCGACGAGATGCTGGCGGATTTCGACCGCGTGTCGCTGAAGGATTTCATCCTCAAGCCGATCGAAGGCATCGTCAGCTCCGGCGCGAGTTCGCTGTTCTCATCCGTGAGCGGTGCGCTCGCCACCGGCGGCCCCGTCACGCCCGACGTGAGCTATCTCGTCGGCGAACAGGGCCCGGAACTGTTCACGCCATCGGGCGCGGGTACGATCACGTCGAATGCCGCGCTATCGCAAACGCCGGCGCGGCCGTCGATCACGCTCAACGTGAACGCCCGCGACGCGCAAAGCTTCGCCAAAAGCGAAACCCAACTCGCGGCGATGATGGCGAGAGCGTTGGCGCGGGGGCAGAGGAATCTATGATGCGATTTCGACGAAAGCGCATCCGGCGATGATGTCGGTTTCAGGATCCATTGGTTCTCCGGCGACAGGCGGAATGTTGAATGCAGCGAGATCGCAATATTCGCTACCCAGAAAATGCTGTTTCGCCAGTCTGATCCAAAGACCTGAGAGGGGATGGCCGGCATTCTTGAAGGTGCCGAAAGCGATGAATGGTTCTTCAGAGGAAACTTCGGCATCGAAATCAAAAGGAGGCGGCATCCCCATCGGCTTTCCGGTGGGGTCGAACCATCCACGACCGTTGGTCGGTTTGATGTGCAGTCTCATCGCAAAAATCCAAACGCCAATCGAGTTATACCATGAACTTCCACGAAATACGCTTCCCCACCGCCATCGCGTTTCACTCCACCGGCGGGCCGATGCGCAAGACGGAGATCGTCACGCTCGGCTCCGGCTATGAGGAGCGCAACGCGGTGTGGGCCAATTCGCGGCGCTCTTACGATGTCGGCTACGGCGTGAAGACGCTCGACGATCTCTACGCCGTGATCGCCTTCTTCGAGGCGCGCATGGGGCAGCTTTACGGATTCCGCCTGCAGGATTTCGCGGACTATAAATCCTGCGCACCCGGCGCGAGCGTCTCCGCCACCGATCAGCCGATCGGCACCGGCGACGGCACCACCACCGCGTTCCAGCTTGCGAAGACCTACACTTCCGGCCCCGCAAGCTGGACACGCACGATCAACAAGCCCGTCGATGGCACCGCGCTGGTGAGCGTCGGCGGCACGGCGCTCACCAGCGGTTTCAGCGTCGACAGCACCACCGGCATCGCAACCTTCGCCACCGCGCCCGCGAATGGTGCTGCGATCTGCGCCGGTTTCGAATTCGACGTGCCGGTGCGTTTCGACACCGACCAACTCTCGATCAACCTCTCCAACTTCGCGGCGGGCGAGATTCCGAGCATTCCGTTGGTCGAAGTCAGAATCTGAATAAGGACTCACACAGAGGCACAGAGCCGCAGAGAAGTGCGAGCTCTCTGCCTTCGTCATGGCCGGCCTTGTCCCGGCCACCCATGAACACCCATGCATCACAGAGATCATGGGTGGCCGCCACAAGGGCGGCCATGACGATGTCCTTTCTGTGCTTCCGTGTCTCTGTGTGAATCAATCCTGGGAAAAACCATGAAAACTCTACCAGAGGGCATGCAGGATCATCTCGACTCCGGCGCCACCACGTTGTGCTGGTGCTGGAAAATCACGCGCAACGATGGCGCGGTGCAAGGCTTCACCGAGCATGACGTCGATGTCGCGTTCGATGGCGTCAGCTATCTCGCCGCCAGCGGCTTCACCGCGAGCGAGGTGGATTCCACCTTGGCGCTCGCCATCGACAACCTCACCGTCACCGGTGCGCTGTCGAGCGACACGCTGAACGCGGACGATCTGGCAGCCGGTCTCTACGAAAACGCGAGCATCGAGATCTGGCGCGTGAACTGGGCGAACCCCGATCAGCGCGTGCTGATACGCAAAGGCAATCTCGGCGAAGTGAAGCGCGGGCAAACCGCATTCGCCGCCGAACTGCGCGGGCTCGCGGCGCAGCTCAATCAGGCAACAGGCCGCGTGTTCGGATATTCCTGCGATGCCGATCTCGGCGATGCGCGCTGCACGATCGCGCTTACCGGCGGCGCGTTCAACGGCAGCGGCGCAGTGACGGTTGCGAACGACAATCGCAGCTTTCTGGTTTCGGGGCTCGATAGTTTCGCCAACGCGTGGTTCACGGGCGGCAAGCTCACCTGGACAAACGGCGCCAACGCCGGCCGCGCGATGGAAGTGAAGCGCCACGGCGCGAGCAGCCTCGGTGTTTCCATCGAGCTGTGGCTTTCGATGAGCGAAGCGGTCGCGCCGGGCGATACGTTCGCGATCACCGCGGGCTGCGACAAGCAATTCGCCACCTGCAAAGCGAAGTTCGCCAACGCCGCCAACTTCCGCGGCTTCCCCTACATGATCGGCAACGACGCGGTGATGTCCTATCCGAACCCCAACGTGCCGCTCACCGGAGGCAGCCGATATGGAAATTGACGAGACTTTTCCTCCCACGCAAAGCGGGGGAGGGGGACCGCGCAGCGGTGGAGGGGGCGGCGAGATGCCTGCAACGCTATCGTCACCCCTTCCGTCTCGCGCTTTCGCGCGATCCACCTTCCCCGCACCGGCGGGGAAGGAAAACGCAGGCGACGTTGTCCGCATTGCGCGCACCTGGATCGGCACGCCTTACGTGCATCAGGCGAGCGTGAAGGGGGTCGGCTGCGATTGTTTGGGTTTGCTGCGCGGCGTGTGGCGCGAATTGCGCGGGGCCGAGCCGATGGCGGTGCCGAACTATTCTCCCGACTGGGCGGAAACCACCGGCGCGGAGACATTATATACGGCGCTCGCCCGCATCCTGCGCCCCATCGCCTTGCAGGATATTGCGTTGGGCGATGTCGCGCTCTTCCGCATGCACTGGCGCAGCCCGGCGAAACATTGCGGCATCGTGGGAGATCGCAAAGGCATGCGCACCCTCATCCACGCGCGCCAGAACAAGCGCGTCAACGAAGAGCAATTCTCACCGATGTGGCAGAAGAGGTCGGCTTACTTATTTACCCTCGCCCCGCAGGGGGAGAGGGCAGGGTGAGGGGGTCGTAAACACACGCGTAATGTCGCGAGCATCGCGTTTTCTGCACCGCCCCCTTACCCAACCCTCTGCCCACATGCGTGGGGCGAGGGCTAATTCTGATTTTGGATTCATAACAATGGCATCTCTAGTTCTCGGCATCGCCGGTGAGGCGATTGGGCCGTCGCTGTTTGGCGCGGGGTTTTCGCTGTTCGGCGCGACGGTTTCGGGCGCGGCGATTGGCGGCGCGATTGGTGCGCTCGGCGGTTCGCTGATCGACGCGGCCATCGCGCCGGGCCGTCACATCAACGGCCCGCGCCTCAGCGACATCAACATTCAGTCGTCCACGGAAGGCGCAGCCGTCCCGACGGTGTTCGGGCGCGTACGCGTGGCGGGGCAGCTCATCTGGGCGTCGCAGTTCAACCAGACGACCAGCACCACATCCACCGGCGGCAAGGGCGGCATCGTTTCGCCGTCCAGCAGCGAGACGGATTATCTCTATTCGATTTCCTTCGCGGTGGGGTTGTGCGCGGGCGACGTGAGTGTGCTGGGCCGCGTATGGGCGGACGGCGTGCCCATCGACATCACGCAATACACCACGCGCTTCTACGACGGCAGCGAAACGCAGGAGATGGATCCGTTGATCCAGGAGATCGAAGGCGCGGGCAACACGCCCAGCTATCGCGGCCTCAGCTACATCGTGTTCGAGGACATGCCGCTCGCCGATTTCGGCAACCGCATTCCGCAGCTCCAATTCGAGCTGATCCGCGCGATCTCCGACGCCAATCCGTCAGCGCTGGAGAATGTGCTGGGTGGTGTGGCGATCATCCCGGGCGCGGGCGAGTTCGTTTATGCGAGCGACGCGATCACGGCCGATGACGGCAACGGCACCACGCAGGTGCAGAACGATTTCAACGGCACCGATCAGGCCGATATCACCATATCTCTCAATGAATTGCAGGCCTTGGCGCCGAGCCTCGGCGCGGCGTCGCTGGTGGTGGGCTGGTTCGGCAACGACCTGCGCTGCGACGAGATTCAGATTCAGCCGGGTGTCGAGACCACCTCGAAGAATACCTATCCCGACACCTGGAGCGTTGATGGCGTGGCGCGCGCCGCTGCGCATCTGGTGAGCGAGATCAACGGCATGCCCGCATATGGCGGCACGCCGTCGGACAAGAGCGTGGTCGATGCGATCCAGAATCTGAAAACGCGCGGACTTCGCGTGATGTTCTATCCGTTCCTGTTCATGGATGTGCCGGCGGGCAACGCGCTCACCGATCCTTACACCGGCGCGAGCGGGCAGCCGACTTATCCCTGGCGCGGGCGCATCACCTGCGATCCGGTGAGCGGTGTCTCCGGTTCGCCGGACAAGACCAGCGCGGCCGCCACACAACTCGCAAATTTCTTCGGTAGCGCGAGTGTTTCGGATTTTTCGGTGAGCGGCACCAGCGTGTCATGGACCGGGGGCACCGATTGGGACTGGCGGCGCATGGTGCTGCATTACGCGCATCTCTGCGCGGCGGCGGGCGGTGTCGATGCGTTCGTCATCGGCAGCGAATTGCGCGGGATCACGCAGGTGCGCAGCGACGCGACGACGTATCCCGCCGTCGCGGCGCTGAAAACATTGGCAAGCGACGTGCGTTCCATCCTCGGCAGCGGCACCAAGATCGGCTACGCGGCGGACTGGAGCGAATACAACAATCATCAGACAAACGATGCGCCCGGCGCGGTGTTGTTCAATCTCGATCCGTTGTGGAGCGATGCGAACATCGATTTCATCGGCATCGACAATTACATGCCGCTCGCCGACTGGCGCGACGGCACCGCGCATCTGGATTACAACATCAACGGGCCAACCTCTATCTACGACCGCATTTATCTCTCCGGCAATATCAAGGCCGGCGAGGATTATGATTGGTTCTATGCGTCGAGCGCGGATCGCGACACGCAAACGCGCACGCCGATCACCGATGGTGTTGGCAAGCCGTGGGTATGGCGCGCGAAAGATTTGTGGAACTGGTGGGCGAATGCGCATGTCGATCGCCCGAGCGGCACGGAAACATCCGCCACCGCGTGGGTGCCGCAGTCCAAGCCGATCTGGTTCACGGAATTGGGCTGCCCCGCGGTCGATAAAGGCGCGAACGAGCCAAACGTCTTCGTCGATCCGAAGTCGAGCGAGAGTTTTCTGCCGTATTATTCCGACGGCGGGCGCGACGATCTCATGCAGCGCCGCTTCCTCGAAGCGCATCTGAATTACTGGACGCTGAGCGCGAACAATCCGCTGTCAACGGTTTATGGCGCGAAGATGCTCGACACATCCAACATCTATGCGTGGTGCTGGGATGCGCGGCCGTTTCCGTTTTTCCCGGCTTACGCGAATGTGTGGGGCGATGCGCCGAATTATACGCTGGGTCATTGGCTGAACGGCCGGCTTGGCGAAGTGCAACTCACCGATCTCGTCACCAATATCTGCGCGGAAGCCGATTTTACGATGCTCGATGTCAGCGATCTCGACGGTCTCGTCACCGGCTATGCGATCACCGACACGATGAGCCCGCGCGATGCGATGGCGCCGCTGTCGGTGGCGTTTCAGTTCGACGCGGTGGAAAGCGAAGGCGAGATCCAGTTCGTCTCGCGCGGCCGGCCGAGCGCCATGGCGTATGGCCTGGGCGATCTGGTGCTCGCAGATTCCGGCGATGCCAATTTCGGCTTCACGCTCACCCGCGCGCAGGAGACCGACATGCCGGTCTCCTCGCGCATCACCTATATCGACGTCGACAACGATTACCGCCAAGGGGTAGTCGAAGCGCGGCGCCTGATCGGCGAAGCAGATCGCGTGGCGAGTTCGTCTCTCCCCATCGTGATGGATCAGGCAACAGCCATCGGCATCGGCGAGCGCCTGCTGATGGATGCTTGGACGATGCGCGAAACGGCGGCGTTCGCCCTCGCGCCCTCGCAACTCGCGCTCGACCCGACGGATGAAGTGCAGCTCAGCGCGGGCGGGCGTAACTATCGCCTGCGCCTCACCGAGATCGACGACACCACGAGCCGCGCCATGCAGGCCTGCGCCACCGATCCGTCGATCTACGACACGATCACAGGGGCCGCCCGTGCGCCAAGCAGCGTGCCTGTGCCGCAACCCGGCAAAGCGCTGGTGGTGTTCGCCGATCTGCCGCTGCTTACCAGCGATCAGACCCCTTGGGATGCATTTGCGGCGGCGTTTGCAAGTCCGTGGCCCGGCAGCGTGCTGGTGCTCCGCAGCGCGAGCGACAGCAATTACAAGCTCGATACCACGCTGGCGATTGCCGCGAACATCGGCGAGACGACAAGCGATTTCTATCCCGGCCCCGCGTGGCGCTGGGACGACGTGAACACACTGAACATCAAGCTTTATAACGGAACACTGGCATCGCTGGACGATCTCTCCATCTTCGGCGGGGCGAATGCGTTGGCGGTGCAGAACGCATATGGCGATTGGGAAGTGCTGCAGTTCGAGAACGCCACGCTCACCGCGCCCGGCGAATGGTCGCTCACCAAACTGTTGCGCGGGCAGGCGGGCACGGAAAACGAAATGGACACCATCGCTTCCGGCGCGCGTGTGCTGGTGCTCAACAGCGCGATGCAGCAGCTCGGCGTGCCGCAGGATCAATATGCGCTGCTGTTCAATTATCTGTGGGGTCCGCAAGGCAAGCCGCTTTCCGACTCCTCTTATCAGGGCGCGACGGAACAATTCGCAGGCGTGGGTTATCGCCCTTACGCGCCGTGTCAGTTGAAGGCGGTTTACGATGCAGGCGGCGATCTTTCGCTGAGTTGGATCCGGCGCGACCGTTCGCCTGCCGCGGACAACTGGGACCAGACCGAAATCCCGATGAGCGAAACGAGCGAAAGCTACGACCTCGAGATTCTGAATGCATCCGGCCATGTGATCCGCACCGTCAGCGCGGTGTCTTCACCCGCAGCCACATACAGCGCGGCAAACATCGCTTCGGATTTCCCGAGCGGATTGCCGTCGCCCTTCCGCTTCACCGCCTATCAACTCTCCTCCGTCTTCGGCCGCGGCCCGGGCAAGACGCAAAGCTTCAACTTATAATCACCCTCTCCCCCTTTGAGGGGGAGAGGGCAGGGTGAGGGGGCGGTAAAGGCGAGCGCGATATCGCGAGCATCGCGCAAGCGGCACGACCCCCTCACCCAACCCTCTCCCCCGGAGGGGGCGAGGGCTTAAACAAAAAGGAACTCCACCATGACCGACACCACCCCGCGCGTGGGTGCGCCGCTGCTTGCGGCGAGCCAGGCGCAAAAGAGCGTCACGCACAACGAAGCACTCTATCAGTTCGATGCGTTCCTCTGCGCACGCTTCATCGATCGCACGCACACCGCACCGCCGTCTTCGCCCGCCGATGGCGATACTTATCTGATCGCGACTGGCGGAACCGGCGTGTGGCTCGGCCAAGACGGCAACGTCGCCTACAGCGCGGATGGCGCGTGGCGTTTCTATCCGCCGTTCGCTGGGCTCGTCGCTTATGTCACGGCGGAGAGCAAGCTGATCGTCTGGTCGGGCAGCGCGTGGGTAGATTTCGCATCCATGATCGCCACGCAGAACCTGCCGATGGTGGGCGTGAACACCACGGCGGACTCGACCAACAAGCTCTCGGTGCAATCCAACGCGGTGTTGTTCAGTGATGTGGCGACGGGCAGCGGCGGCACCGGCGATATCCGCGCCATGCTCTCCAAACAGGCGAGCGGGAACACCGCGTCGTTCCTGTTTCAGGATGCGTTCTCCGGCCGCGCCGAGATCGGCCTCACCGGCGACGACAATTTCCACTTCAAGGTTTCGCCGGACGGTTCGACATGGACCGATGCGATGGACATCGCCGCTACCACAGGCGCTGTCTCTATCGCTAGCGCCGACATCAACGGCGGCACGGTGGACAACACGGCCATCGGCAGTGCAGCGCCGTCGTCAGGCGCGTTCACCACGCTTTCTGCTTCCGGCGCGGTGACGTTGTCGCCGACGGGAAGCGCCGTCGTGACGATCAATCCGGCGACGCTGGGATCGATCAACAAGATGACGATCGGCGCCACGACTCCGGAAAGCGGAAAGTTCACCACCGCGCAAGCGACGACCAGCGTGACGACGCCGACGCTTACCAGCGGTGCCGCGAGCGCCGTGACGCTTGCGACATCCGGCGGCACGCAGCTCACGGTCGCGCATGTCGCATCGGCGGCGAACAATCTTCAGGTTGCAGGCAGCGCGTCGGGCGCGGCCATCGCCACGCTGTCGGCCATCGGCAGCGACGCGAACATCGATATCGTGATGACGCCGAAAGGCACAGGGCAGGTGCGCCTCAACACGGTGGCGAACGGAACGGTTGCTACGGCGCCGTCGTCGCTCGGCCCGACGGGCGCGCACACCACGGTGCAGGAATGGTTCGCGGTGAAGAACGCCAGCGGCACGATCCGCTACATCCCGGCGTTCTGACCATGATCCTCTATCCGCATTATAAAGACGCGCCGTGGGACACCGCGCGCTGGCCGCATTTCACGGCCGCCGAACTCGCCTGTCATTGCTGTGGCGAGATGTGCGTGTGGCCCGAAGCGCTGGACGCGCTGGAGCGATTGCGCGTCGCGATGGATGCGCCGCTCGCCATCGACTCCGGCCATCGTTGCGCAATCCACAACGCGCGGGTCGGCGGTGCGCCGCTGTCGATGCACAAGCAGCTTGCGTTCGACGTGGCGCTCGGTGCGCACGATCCCGCGAAGTTGGCCGCCTCCGCGCACGCTTCGGGCTTTCGTGGCTTCGGCTACGGCCAGACTTTTCTTCATCTCGACACGCGCGCCCATGCGGCGCGCTGGTTCTACGGCACAAGGAGCAAACAGAAATGGGCATCTTCGGGCATATCCTAGGCACCGCTTTGTCCGGCGGATTGTTCGGACTGATCGGCAATATCGCGGCGAAGCTGTTCGCCTATCTCAACACCAAACAGCAATTCGCGGAACGTCAGGCGCAATGGTCCTACGAGACCGATCTGCTGAAATTGCAAATGCAAGCGCCCACCCCGGAAACGGAAAAAGAACCGGCGCTCGCACCCGACGCAAGTTGGTCCGCATTGAACGAAACCCTGCGCGACGATGCGATGCTGGCGAGTTCCTATCCGTGGGTGAACGCCGTGCGCTCGCTGGTGCGCCCCGCGCTGACCTGCGGCCTCGCGGCGGTGCTTGCCTTTGCCTTCTTCGCGATGAAAGCGGGCGATCCCGAGCGCGCCTATGTGATCGACAGCCTCGTTTTCGCCGGCGTCGGCGCCATCACCTGGTGGTTCGGCGACCGCGCCCCGAAACGCGCTCGATGA